ATGCTGGCGATGGACATGGTCGGCACCGCCTTCGTGCCGCGTGCGGCGGGCGGGTACCTCGGCACCTCCGACTTCGCCAACCTGCTCTCGAACGTGGCGGGCAAGGCGATGCTGAAGGGCTACGAGGAAGCCGAGGAAACTTTCCAGAAGTGGACCGCCTCCGGCATCCTTACCGACTTCAAGCCCTCGCTCCGCGTGGATTCCGGCCTCTTTGACAGCCTGCCCGAAGTCGCGGATGGTGCGGAATACAAGTACGGCACCATCGGCGACCGGGGCGAAAGCATCCAGCTTGCCACCTATGGCAAGATGTTCGCCATTACCCGGCAGACGATCATCAACGACGACTTGGGCGCGTTCACCCGCGTGCCGATGAAGATGGGCCGATCTGCGATCCGCACCGTCGGCAACCTCGTCTATGCGGTGCTGACCGCGAACGCGGCGATGGCGGACGGCAAAGCGCTGTTCCATGTCGATCACAAGAACCTTGCTGACACGGCGGCGGCGCCGTCGACGGCGGCGGTCGATAAGATGCGTACCGCGATGGGCACGCAGAAAGACGTCGATAAAAAGGCGGAGGCGCTCAACATCAACCCGGCGTTCGTGCTGGTGCCGAAAGCGCTGCAGGGGGCCGCGAGCGCGGTCATCGCTGGCGAATACGACAGCGAGAAGGGCGATAAGCGTGTGCCCAACACGGTGCGGAACTTCGCCGAGGTGGTGGCGGATGGGCGTCTCGATGCGAAATCGACCACGGCCTGGTACGGCGCGGCGAACCCCAACCAGACCGACACCATCGAGGTCGCGTATCTCGATGGCAACAGCGAGCCCTATCTCGAAACCAAGGATGGCTGGAACGTCGACGGCGTCGAGATGAAGGTCCGCATCGACGCGGGCGTGAAGGCGCTCGACTTCCGTGGCCTCTACAAGAACGCCGGGGCCTGATCCCTCGGGCGAACTCAACAAGGGGCGCTGAGAAGCGCCCCTTAACCGTATTCGCGCAGAAGGAGAAACGACATGCGCAACTATCTCCAGCCGGGGGACACCCTCCACTACACCAACGCTACCGGGGCGGATATCGCTGCCGGGGCTCCGGTGATCGTCGGCAGCCAGATCGGCGTGGCGATCGGCGATATCGCCAACGGTGAATCCGGTCCGCTTTCGATGGGCGGTGTCTATATCCTGCCGAAGACGGCGGGCGCGGCCATTGCGCAGGGCACGGCGGTGATCTTCGACAAGTCCGCCGCCGCCTTCGTACCGGTGGGCACGGCGACCGCGACCGGCGACGTGACCGGCGCGTGCACCGCCTGGGAAGCCGCCGCCTCCGGCGATACCTCCGTCGCGGTCAAGATCAACACCGGGGCCGGTGCGGTCGCAGCCTGATCTGTAACGTGACCGGGCGGGGATGATCCCGCCCGGGCTTCCTTGGGAGGATGCCATGCCCTTTGCCGCGGCGGTGGACGCGATGTTTCTCGGGGCGATGGGATCTGATGCGCTCTACACGCCGGTGGGTGGTGCGCAAAGCGCCAACCCGATCCGCGTGCTTCTTTCGCAGCCCGATACCTTCACGCCGGTCTTCGACGTGTCGGTCGTTTCCGCCTCGACGCAGGTGGAGGTGCGGACGTCGGAGGTTCCGGCGCTGCGGCATGGCGACAGCCTGGCGCTGCTGGATGCGGATGGGGTGGAGACCGGCGAGGTTCTGACGATCAACGGCAAGCCGCGCCGCGACGACACGCGGCTGTTCTGGATCGCTTCGGCAGTGGAAACCTGACGCCCTTAGAGGGGCGTCAGGGGTTCGAAATCATCACTTTCTCTTGATGGTTTCGACGGTGTGGGTGCCCTTGTTTGAAGGGGCTTGTGCGGTCTTAACCGGTGTAAATCGTCCGGTTCCAGCATTGCGTCCGATCTTAGTCGTTCCGGATTTAGCCATAAGTCTCACCTCCCTTCGCCCGCAGCGTGCGTTGTGAAAAAGCTAATTCGCGTATACGGATTACGCAACATAGATTTTCTATATTTTGTGTGATTGACGACACTGCCCACAACATGCAGTGGGATCGCGACTCGTGAGGGAGCCTGGAGTTATGCGTGTGCAGGCGGCAATTCTCGGCGATCTTCGGAAGATCATGGCAGAGGAAGGGGAGCGGGTTGGGGGTGCCGTTGGAGCGGCGGTGCGCGAGGCGACCAACGGACTCCGGCAGGATTGGGCGGGGAATATCAACGAGGCGGGCCTCGGGAAGCTCTCGAAGTCGGTGCGCCGCAAGATTTACGTCAACGCCAGCGATCCGTTGAGCACCACCGGCTTCGTCTACATCAGCGGTGCGTCGGCGCGGAAGGCTGTGGAGGCTTTCGAATTCGGAGCGATCATCCGACCCACGGGATCGCGGTATCTCGCGATTCCGACGCACTTCAACCGCAAGGGCGGGAGGAAGGGTGGCAAGGTCCTGTTCCGTCCAGACCAGATACCGGGCGCGTTCGTCCGCCGCACGGCGGAGGGGAGCCTGATGCTGTTTGCCAAGGTGGCGAAGGCGCAACGTAAGCGCAAAGGCGTGGTCCGCGACCTCGCCTTCGTCAACACGCAGATGCTCGGCTCGGGGCGCGTCCGGCGCACCGATGAGATCCTCAAATATGGCGCGGTGCCGATGTTTCTGTTGGTGCCGCAGGTGCGCATTAGCAAGCGTCTGACGCTGATGGCGTTGCGCGACAAATGGCTGAACGAAATGCCGAGGATGATCCTCCGGCGCATGGAGCAACTCGACCATGGCGACTAAGCGCGAAACCGCCTTGCTGGCGCTGCTCGGCCGACTGGAAACCATCGTCGGGCCGGAGGTCAAGCGCAACGCGGTGGAGGGCATCGACGTGCCCGAAGGCGGCTCGATCATCCTGCGCGACGGCGACCCTGGTGCCCCGGAGGTCTACCTCTCTCCGGTTCGCTACGGTTGGACGCATCGGGCGGAGGTGGTGGTGCAGGTTCAGGCGATCACCGACTCGGCGCGTGACGCGCGATACGACGCGCTGCTCGAGGAGATTGCGGCGGCGATCGATGCCGAACCATCGCTTGCCGGGGCTGTGGAGCAGTCCTCGGTCGAGGCTCCCGAAACTCTCACCGAAGCCGTGGATAACGGCGCGGCAATCAAGGCGGGGGTGCTCCCCGTCATCCTGGAATACCTGAGCAATAGCCCGCTGGGCTGAGGAGAGATCATGGCAAAAGTCCGCGCTTACGGTGCCGACGCCCAGCTGCTGGGCGCGTTCGAGACTGTCTACGGCACGCCGCCCGAGACCGGCGTATATTCCAAGCTTTCGTTCAAGAGCCATGCGTTGGGCTCCGAGCAGCCTCTTGGCACCGACCCGTTGCTAGGCTTTGGCCGCGACGCGCAGGACCCGTATTACGACGCGATCACCGTCTCGGGCGATTTGGTGGTGCCGGTGGATCTGCGCGGCATCGGCTTCTGGCTGAAAGGCTTGTTCGGCGCCCCGGTCACCTCCGAGGATACCGGCACCTTCACCCATGTGTTCACCTCGGGTGGATTGCTGCTGAGCCTCACGCTCCAGGTCGGACACACCGCGCTTTCGCCGCAAATCCATTACACCCACGCGGGCGTGAAGCTCGGTAGCGTCTCGTTCCAGATGGCGCGGACCGGGGCGGTGAACGCCACGGTCAACGCGGTGGCGCAGGGCGAGACCAAGGAAGCGGTTGCGCGCGACCTGACGCCCGATGCCTACGCGCTGACCCGCTTTTCGGCTGGCTCCGGCGCGATCAAGCTGGGGGACTCGTTGCTCGGCTCGGTCACGGGCGGACAGATGCAGTACAACAACACCCTTGAAAGCATCGAGACCATCCGCGACGACGGCAAGATCGAGGGCGTCGACGAAACCGAAGCGACGGCGACGGGATCGGTCACGGTGCGCTTCGGCTCCGACAGCACGATCCGTGACGCGGTTGCGGCGCAGACCCCCGTGGCGCTCGAATACAGCTACAAGATTCCGGCGACCGACTACCTGCTCAAGTTTGAGTTGCCGCGCGTCTACCTGCCCAAGCCGAAGACGGAGATCGGTGGCCCCGGCGGCATCGAGGCCACGTACAACTGGCAGGCGTCCGGTCGCGACCCTGTGGCGGGTTACCTGCTGCGGGTGACGCTGGTCAACGACGTTGAGGCGTACTAGCGGCGGGTAAGCAATGGTGTCATCATCTCCCGGTTGTAACCCAGAGGGGGGGAAGAATGATGAAACGCGCGTTATTGGTCGCGGGGATCGCGATCATTGTTTCCGGGTGTTCGTCCATCG